TTACGGAATCATCAGCGACCCGGGGCAGAGGGAGATGACTGCCACCGAAATTGTCAGTGCAAAGCAGAGGCTTTTTTCCACTGTGAAGGAAATTCAAAATACACTGGAGCGGGCACTGGAGGAGCTTTTGGACATTATGAACTACTGGGCGGATTTTCTACCCGGCGTTCCGGCAGGCGGATATCGGACCGATTATCGATGGGATGACAGCATTGTGACCGATACCACGGCGGAAAAAGCGCAGTTTTTGCAGGAAATCGCCGCCGGTGTGCGCCAGCCATGGGAATTTCGGGTGCGTTTTCTGGGGGAAACGAAAGAACAGGCCAAAGCGGCGTGCATTGCAGAAACTTCCCCGACAAACGATGGTCTGGACAGTTAAGGGACGGCGCAGTGAGAAAGCCCTTCCGGGGGCTGATCCGGGGCACGGCAGGTGATGGCAACCACCGAAAACGCCTAGCCGGAAAGGAGAAAACATGAAAACAGAAAAACTGAAGGAATGGGGCCTTGATGACAGGCAAATCGGCATGGTGATGCGGGAAAATGGCCTGGACATTGAGGCGGTAAAAGCAAAATTCTCCGGATACGAAGCGCTTAAGGAGCGGGCCGCGCAGCTGGAAAAAGCGGCGGCATCGGCCGAAGAGGCGCAGAGATGGCGGGAAAAAGCAGAAGAAACCGAGAAAAACTGGAGGCAAAAGTGGGAAAAGCGTGATTTTGAGGAGGCCTTGGGGCGTTCTTTGCGGCAAGCGGGGGCTCGCAGCGAGAGGGCAGTGCGCGCGCTGCTGCGGGAACAGGAGCTGTCTTTGGAAAAGGACGGCACCATCAAAGGGCTAAAAGAGCAGCTGTCGGCGATCCGGTGCGAATGCGGCTATTTGTTTGGGCCGGATCAGCCACCGCCCAAAATCATACGCCCCGGAAACCGGGTGAGCGGCGAAGTGGACGATGGGCAGGTGCGGAAAATCATGGGGCTGCCGGCTTTTGCGCAGGGAAAGGATGATTTTTAATGGCAAATACACTGGCAAGATTTAAGAAATATACTGATAAACTGGACGAGGTATACCAGCATGCGTCGGTCACTGCGGTGCTGGATGGAGACGGCTCCCTGGTACAGATGGGCGCCAACGCGGGGGAGATGATTATTCCCAAAATCAGCATGGATGGGCTGGCAGATTACTCCCGCAGCGGCGGTTATGTGGCAGGCGATGTGACACTGACTAACGAAACGGTGAGCTTTAACTATGACCGAGGCCGGGTTTTCACTGTCGACGCGATGGACGACGAGGAAACGGCTGGCATTGCGTTTGGACGGCTGGCGGGAGAATTTGTACGTACCAAAGTGGCGCCGGAAATGGATGCGTTCCGCTTTGCGGCGTATGCGTCTCACAGCGGCATTGGGAAAAAAGCAGCGGATTTAACCGATGGAGACGGTGCATTGACGGCATTGATTGAGGGGCAGAACACCATGGATGAGGCGGAAGTGCCGGAGGAGCAGCGGTATCTTTTTATCAGCCCCTCTTTATACAACCTGATCTTGAATGTGGACACCACCAAGTCCAAGGCGGTTCTGGAGAGCTTTCAGAAGGTAGTGAAGGTTCCAAAATCCCGCTTTTATACAAGTATTGTATTAAACGATGGTTCTACTGAAGGGCAGACGGACGGCGGTTTTGCAAAGGGAGCATCGGCCAAGGAAATTAACTTTATGATTATCCACAAACCGGCGCTGCTGCAATATCCCAAGCATACAGTAAATAAGATTATCGCGCCGCAGGACAACCAGACCTCTGACGGATGGAAATTTTTCTACCGCGCTTATGGGTTGGCGGATTTGTATGAAAACAAAGCGGCGGGTGTTTATCTGCACAGCAAAGCCTAAATGGGAGAATGCCCTGCCATTGGGCGAAAGGAGGGATAGAATGCCGGATTTGTGTGATTTTTCTTTTTATCAAGAGCAGTACAAAGGTCATTTGCCGGAACAGGAATTTATCCGCTTTTCTCAGAGGGCGCAGGCCTTTTTAGCTTTTGCGACTAAGGGGAAAAGTGAAGAACTCCCGGCAGCGCAGAATATGAAGATGGCGCTGTGCGCGGTGACGGATGAGATGGCGAAGGAAGCAAAAAACGGGGCGCTGCTGTCGGAAAAAGCGGGAGAATATGCTGTGACCTATCGGGACGGTACCAAGCAGGCGGACTGCTATCGGTCGGCGGCTCTTTATCTGGAGGACGGCGTTCTTTTTCGGGGGTGCGGTCAATGCTGACCAACGGATGTGCTACGCTGTATAACCGCTGGGAGGAGGAAGACGCAGAACAATGTATCAGAACGGTACTGCCGGCGGTGTTTTGGCAGGGAGAGGCACAAGGCGGGTTCACCGGGCGGCGATATAGCAAAAAGGGAAAGGAAGCTCGATACAACGCCTTGATACTGATCCCGGGAGACCGCTTGCCAGCAGACCGGAGCTATTTGCCGCCCAGGCAATGGCTGGCACTGCCGAAAGAAGAAAAGAAGCAGTTTTTTACCTTTCAAATCGGAGATGTGTTGGTGAGGGGCGACTGCCCTTTTATCTGGAGCGAGCAAAATCCATTACGGGAACTGGTTCAGACATACGATCATTTGGCCAGTCTGCGGACCATCCGGAAGGTGGAGAAGCCCGGCGGATTTTCTCACTGGGAGTTGGAGGGAGTTTAAAAGGCGGTGGAAAAAGTTTGAACGATTCAATTTTGGAGAGGCTCAAAACCTTGATCGCCGCCTGCCCGCATCTGGAAAAGGCAAAGGTGTATACGGACTTCGTCCGGGAGGATGAAATTTGCTGTGGTATTTTTCCGGTGGGGGAAAAAAGGCTGTCCGCCGACTGGGCAGGCAACGAACGCTGGCAGTATGACTTTACCATCCAGATGGTCGGATTTGCCTTTCAGGAGCGGGAACGGATGGAAAATGCAGCCACTGCGGAACGGTTCAGCCGGTGGATGAGCGAAAACGGCGCGAAAAAATGGATTCCGGCAGAGCGGGAGCGGATGGAAAGCCTTTGGACAGGGCAGGGACATCTGCTTTATCCGGCACGGGATGGACAGACCTTTGTATATGAGATAGCGGGACGGCTGATCTACTGGCGAAAAAGGACAGACGCTGTGCCGCAGCGACACTGGTTTTTCGCTTTTGAATCAATAGAAGAGCGGTCCTGGCTGGAATGTGCCGAGGGGATCGTGAAAATCGAGGAAAAAGGGATGGAAAACACCTGGCTTTTTGATCTGTCGGGCCGGAAAAGGGGCACAGAGACCGCTGCCGGAGAGATTGTATTTACCGGATGGCTTTGCCCGCAGGATCCATTTCAGAACCGGGCTTTGCGGCAGGATGCACAACAGGCGGTACAGTGGGCTTGCTGCAGCGAAGAAAGCGAAGCGGCAGATACCGGAGCCGAGGGAGGCCTTTGCTATTTACAAGTGCAGAGGATTTTTGAGACAGAAGATGATTCCTCTGAGATCCGGATCCGGATGCAGCCGCTGACCAGGGAGAAAGGAACCTTTTATCAGGACACGGCGGGAAACAGGGGATTCCTGCCGGAAAAACCCGGCAGTCAGGAGGATTTATTTGGAAGCAGATAAACAGATAAAAGATTTGATGCAGGCCGGAAAAGCTCGGATTGCCGAGGAAAGTCCGGTGAGGACGGCGGTACAGGAGCAGAAGGAAAACCGCCGGCTTTTATATCGGGCCGGCTATACGGGAAGGAGAGGGCATGGCGCAGTATAAGGAAACGGTATACGCCAGCGACAGCTGGGCGGAAAACTACGTAAACGGGGATTTGAGCGGGGTGACCCGAGCGGCGGTGCTGAGTTCACAGGAGAACTTTTCCTTTACTTATGAGAATATGCCGTACTTTCTCTATGCGGCCAGCGAATCTTGGATCCGGGTCCGGTACCCAACCACTTCCCGGTACCAAAAGAAAAGGCTGGTGCGGGCACAGCAATACGTCTATGTGACAGGGACAAGCTCCTCATCTTCCGGGAACATCAAATCAGGCCGGTTTGTGTTCGGATACGGTGATTTCATTGGTGATTTGTTCGACGTGGGAGTGACGGATTCCCAGACGGCAGAGCTGGGGGATTTGCCAAAAAATCAGTATGCCCCAATAGGAAATCTGAGCCACGGCAACGGGGAACTGTCCACCGGCGTATCCAAGGGGTATCTGGAGATGACGCCAAACGTATGGGCAGGCTGCACGGGGAGTTTGTATACGGGGAACCGGTACACGGCAAAGGCGAGTATGAGCATTCAGTCGCATACGGGGACGAACCGGCCTTATGTGGTTCTGACTTACGAGGACGTCACGCCGGGAGTAGATCAATGCACGCCCAAGTCCGGCTTTGTGAATGAGAAAGCGGAGAACATATTCCGCTGGCGGTTCGGGGCGAGTAAGACGGCGGTGGCGCAGCCGGTACAGCAGGCGGGGTATCAGTTCCGCTGGCGACAGACGGGACAGAGCGCCTATCAGGAAAGTACGGTGACCAGCGGGGAGCCGAGCCATACCGTTCCGGCGGGGACCTTTCCGGAAAACGGGAGCATTGACTGGTGTGTACGGGTTCAGTCCGACGATGGGATCTGGAGCGAATGGTCCGACTGGATGACCCTTACCACGCAGGACAGCCTTTCAAAGCCGTCCGGGCTGCGGCCCGACCTCGGTTATGTGGACGGAAATCTGGCGCAGCAGTTTTCCTGGAAGCATGTGATTTCCACCGGGACTGAGCAAAGTGCTTATGAAATACAGTACAAAACTGCCGAGGGGGAGTGGACGGCACTGGGGGCGGCAGAAACCGGGGATACCCAGGCGGAAATTTTGCAGGATACACTGCCCTCAGGCAAGCTGTTTTGGCGGGTGAGAACGGCAAACAGCGACGGCGTTTGGGGAGAATGGAGTGAGCCTGCCTCGGTTGTCGTGCAGGCGAGACCGCCGGAGCCGGTAATCAGCCGGATAGACCCGACACCCCGCATTTTCATCTGCTGGCAGGCGCAGGATCAGCAGGGATATCAGGTACAGATCGGCGACAGGATTTTTCCGGAGCAATACGGTACAGAAAAACAATGGCGCTGTCCAGTTTATCTGGAGGACGGCTGCTATACCGTGAAGGTACGGGTACAAAATGCATTCGGACGATGGTCTTTGTGGGCGAGCGCGCAAGCTGTCATCCAAAACAAAGAGAGCGGAAAAATCTTTCTGACGGGACGGGCAGTAGGATGGGAAATACTGCTTTCCTGGAGCTTTGTAGGAGATTTTGCAGGCTTTCTGATTAAAAAAGACGGAAAGGTAATTGCCGAAACAAAAGAAACGGCATTCTGTGACCGGTTATGCTGCACTAAGCACCAGTACGAGATCATCGGGCAGACAAAGAACGGTTATTACGTCAGCAGCGGAGTGCGGACAGAAATTTTTTCGATGTCTGGCGCAGCAATATCCGGCCTGAGCGGCGGGAAATGGATCCCGTTGCAGGCGAGGCGGGAAGGCGCACCGGCTCACCGGATGGAAAGTACGGCACAAGTGGTGTATCGGTATTATTACGGTTTTCACCTGCCGCAGGCTGAAACGGCGCAGGCCAGAAGCCGGAGGCACCAGTTTGCGTTTTCTCTGCCAGATAACCAGTATTTATCTGACCTGCAAGCGCTTGTGGGACAGGAGGTAATCTACAAGGATCAGTGGGGCTGCTGTCTGACCGGAGTGCTGGACGAAATGACGGCAGATATTAAAAAAAGTTCGGATATTTCCTTTTTTGTGACCGAGACAAGACAGGAGGACGAAAATGGGGAATAGCGGTATTCGGGAATTTGCCCTCCGTTATGACATTTTACGCGGCGGCATAAAGTATGCTGAAGCGAAAGCGGCAGGGCCGGCAGCGGTTTCGATGGATATGCGGCGGAAGATCAAGCGACTTTTTAGCGGCGATCTGATATTGCCGGAGGGAATAGACCGACTGGGGGATCGGCTGCGCCCGGTGCTTATTTTGGACAAAGCCGAATACCCCTTGGGGCAATTTATTCTGACCACGGTGAAGGCTGTAAGGGAAGGCGCAAGCTGTTTTTGCCGCTGTGAAGGATACGATCTTTGCTTTTTAGCGCAGAGAACTCGACTGGAACAGAAGCTTTACTTTTCGGCAGGAGAGCGGTATACCGACCGAATCCAGGCGCTGCTGCAACAATGCGGTATCCAGTCGGCAATCGTAGAAGAGTCGGACGAAATGTTTGCCACCGACCGGGAGGACTGGGAGATCGGTACCCCGGTTTTGGACATTGTCAACAGCCTGTTGGACGAGATCAGCTACCGTTCCCTGTGGTTCGATGAAGCGGGGTACGCCCGTATCAGCCCGATTTTAGAGCCATCGGTTCAAAATATCCGCCACCGATATGGACCGGGGAAGGAAAAGGGATATGCGCTGGTGCAGGAAGCTTATGAGCGGGAGGATGATCTGTTTGATTTGTGCAATGTTTTTGTCGTCCAGTGTGAAAACCCGGAGCTGAGAGAAATGATGCAGGCAGTATCAATCAACGATGACCCGGCCTCCGCTGTTTCGGTTACGCGGCAGGGGAGAGTTATGGCGCCACCGGTGCGCCTGGATAATATTTCAAGTCAGGCCGCGCTGCAGCGGTATGCAGACCGCCTTCGCTGGCAGTCAATGGCGGCGACCGAGACAACGGTGATCCGGACGGCACTGAATCCGACCCATCAATGCGGTGATATCCTGGCGCTGGAAGGCGATTTGGCTCCGGGCGTGTATGAGGAAAGCGGATGGGCGATGGAACTCACTGCCGGCGGGTTGATGGAACACACATTGAGGAGAATCTTATACCGATGATTTATCAAGAAGAACAGGATATTCAGGAAAAACAGCCGGAAAACGCCAGCTTTGCGACTATTTCACAGGTGTTTGAGGATGGTGTGACGCTGCGATTTGGCCAGGAGGATACGCCCAGTCAAAAAAGATACCGCGTCAATAGCTTTGCCGTTTTCCACGCGGGGGACCGAGTGTGTTTGGCGAAAGACAGCGGTACTTATGTGGTGTTGTTCCCCGTTGGCAAACCAAAGTCGAGTTTTCGGGCGGACACAGCGACGCAGGCGGACACTGCCGCCACGGCATCGCGGGCAGCTTTGGCATCCTATGCAGAGAGCGCGGCTAAGGCGGATGAGGCGGGCCGGGCGGATACGGCAGACCGGCTGACGAGCGCACGCACCATTGCGTTGACGGGAGATGTATCCGCCTCCGGCAGTTTTAGCGGCGGCGCTAACCTGTCGCTGTCAGCAACTTCTGCCAAGACCGCAGCGGTGAAGGACCAGAGCAGCCCATCCAGCCGGACGATCCGGTTTCGGGTAGCGGCCGCCGGAAAGCTGCAGTTTCAATCCAGCTACTACAACAATTCAACATGGTACAATATGGACGGCACACAGGCGTAAAAAAGGGGGGAAAGACGTGGAGTTAAAAGCAAATGAGCGGAAAGTTGTCAATACACAGCCGCTGGATTATCTGTTTACACAGGGAGAAGCGTGAGTGGATTGTATTCCAATTATCCTGCCGCTGCAGTATGGTGAGATTGATCTGTCGGCGCTGCGCTGGTCGATTCAGCTGGTCAGCGAGCAGGATACTTTTATCAGCAAGCCGTTGAGCGTACAAGCAGGGGAGGACAGCCTGACCGTTTTCTGGAAAGTAGACGAAGATTGCACTGCTGTGCCAGGACGTATCAAATTGACCATTGTCGGGATCAGCGAAGACAAAACAGAAGTGATCAAATTCGATGGTCGGGAAATCATGATTAAAGCGGCGGCTTACGGCAATTTTGCCCCGACGCCGGATACGCTGTCAGCCGCTTTGGCACAGGCGCAAAAGCATGAGGAAGAGGCTGCTGCTGCGGCAAAACAGGCAATACAGGCAGCGCTTACAGCGACGGAAAATGCCCAAACGGCGCAAGATGCTGTGGGAAAAGGGCCATATATCGGAGAAAACGGGCATTGGTATTTGTATGACACCACAGCCAATCTTCACCTGGACAGCGGTATTTCTTCCTACGGGTCGGAGGGGAAAAGCCCTTATATCGGCACTGATGGGTACTGGTATCAATGGGACCAAACAGATGGGATCTATCAAAAGACCGATGTTCAGGCCCAGGGACCCAAGGGGGAAGCCGGCGGCGTGACATCGGTCAATGGAATTTTGCCGGACGCATCGGGCAATGTGATGATATCGGACGGTATTTTTAACGCAGATGAGATCGAGGAGACGACGGCGCGGATTTTTGTTTCACCACAGGAAAGGGATAAGTGGAATCGGCCGGGAGATCTCATCAACGGCTCTTTGTCTGTCTGGCAGCGGTATAACGCTGATGACAGTGCGACTTATACCAATCCGTCGGACAGATATGTGGCCGACCGTTTCCGATCCGGCGGTACCGGCACGGTACAGCCCAACGCGCGGGGATATGGTGCGGATATTGCCGGCGCCATCACCATGCAGTATTGGATGGAAAAGGCGGATTTTGCCAGAATGCCAGATCCGGTTACAGTCTATTACAGTGTCGACGGCGTGATGCAGAACGTCTGCACTGATAAGGCATCTGTACCGTTGGACAACAATGGAAGTGCCTGCATATTCAGCCTTACGGTAACCGACGCGGTGCTGGACTGGGTGAGTTTGTATCCGGGCAGGCCGGTGCGCCCCTGTGCTCAGGAGTGGGTACTGTGTCAGAGATATTATCAAAAATATACGCTGAGTTTGCCGCCGATCAAAGAGAATACGACTGCGGCACTATACGCCATGCCGCGGATTCGTTTTCCGGAGCCTATGCGCGTTGCGCCGACTGCGACTTATATAGCTCGGGATGGCAGCAGCGGTATTTCCTATTACAGTACGCATGACAATGTGCCCATCGTCACGCCGTCAGGTTTTTCGATTATTGATACCAGAATCGCAAAAATTGTGTTTGCCTTGCCAAGCGGCGTTGCCATATCCCCGGGGGATTTTTTGTATACGAATTTGACGCTGGACGCGGAAATTTATGGATAAAAAGCATCTGTCCGCTTGGCTAAATGCTAAGCGGACAGACGATATAGGCCCGAAAAACACCGTTCCTCTTTTTATTTTGAAAAGATTGTCCGTTTTATAGGACTAAGGTTTTGCTATGATGTGGTCGAAAGGAAGGTTTTCCTCGATTGATAACAGGGAGAAAGACGACAGATGAAGCATGATCTGAACGAGGTTTATAAGGATTTTGAAAAAGAGAACATCACCGTTTTGCCGTTCCGGTTCCAGCATTTGAAAAGCGTTTCGTTGGGTGACGAAAAAGTGGTGGGAATAGACCGCAGTAAAATTGATGGATGTGCGGAAGAATATACCATTTTGATCCATGAAAAGGGACATTTTGACTCAGGAGCGTTTTATACGGCCTCCAGCCCTTATCTATTGAAAGAACAGGCGGAACGCCGGGCAGATCGGGCTGCCATTCTGCGGTATATTCCGCTGGAGGAACTGCGGGAATGCCTTGCTGCGGGAATGGTTGAAATATGGGATTTGGCAGAGTATTTTGGTGTGACGGAGGCCTTTATGCGCAAATGCGTGGAGTATTATCGGGACACGCTGGGAATGTCTTTTTAATCTTAGCGGAATTTTATCAAAAAAACGCTACATTTCCCAGTACAATTGTGATAAAATAGGTGCGAAATTCAATTTGCCTTTTTGGGAAAGGATCGATTGAGATGGCACCCGTTTTGCAAAATCCAAATTGTCCCTGTACTTCCAAATGCCCGCGGCATGGGAAATGCGTGGAATGTATTATGGTACATCAGGCAGGAGGGATTTTGACGGCCTGCATGGGATTGGTGGCGGCGGAAAAGTTCGACGGAATGGACGCAAAAGAATTTGAGCAGATGCTGCACCACTATCAGAAACGGGCAGATCCGGCAGCAGAAAAAAAGTGAAAAACAGTTGGAACAGATCAAAAAGCGGAGGAAAAATCCTCCGCTTTTTGTTTTTTACCACAGATGAAGCAGAATCTGCATGCCTAAGGATACAAATGCGACGGCGGCCCAGCAACACAGTCCCAAAAAGATTGGTTTGCCGCCGTTTTTGATCAGACTGACCAGATTGGTATTGAGCCCGATTGCAGCCATTGCCATCGTAATCAGGAATTTACCGAAGCTGACAATTGGCTTGCTGACAGCGGCAGGCATGCCGGTAACGGTGCTGATGACCGCTGCCAGCAGGAAAAACAGAATAAACCAAGGGAAAATTTTAGAAAGGCGGAAGTTGCCTTTGGATTTTTCTTTTTCTTTTCGGGAACGGTACAGCGCCAGGATGAAAGTGATGGGAATGATAGCCAGCGTACGGGTCAGTTTGACGATAGTAGCCAGCGTCAGTGCGGTGTCGTTGCCGACAGCACTGCTCCAGGTGGTGGCTGCGGCAACCACCGAAGAGGTGTCGTTTACAGCGGTGCCGGCCCACATGCCAAAGCCCTGGTCGCTCATGCCAAGCGCCATGCCGGCGGCGGGAAAGAGAAATGCGGCCAATACGTTAAAGAGAAAAATCGTGGAGATGGATTTTGCCACATCCTCATCATCCGCATCGATGACCGGAGCGGTAGCTGCTATGGCGGAACCGCCGCAGATAGACGAACCGACGCCGATTAGGATGGCGGTTTTTGATGGGATATGCAAAAGACGGCTGACCAGATAAGCGACGATCAGCGCAGTGGAGATAGTTACGACAATGATGAGCAGGGACTGACGGCCAACCTGCAGAATATGAAACAGGTTCATATCAAATCCCAGCAGTACGATAGCGTATTGCAGCACCTTTTTTGAAGTGAAGCCAATGCCGCTTTGCAGCGCCGGACGGCGGGGAACCATTGCGACCAGAAGGCCAATCAGAATGGCCAAGACCGAACCGCCTACTACGGGGAAGAGTTTGCCCAGGTACCAGGCGGGAATCGCGATGAGCAGGCACAGCAGCATACCTGGCACATTCTTTTTTATAAAATTCATATCCTTCCTCCTTTTGCCTGCGGGGCAGGCGTTGTCCCTTTTTTATAGTAACATATCAAAAGCCGGGAGAAAAGCGCAGAACCACATAAAATTTGTCTACTTTTATCGATTTTCTATGGGGAAAAAGAATAAGAAAGTTCGATTGACAGAAAAAATGCCCGCCTTTTTATCAGGGCGGGCAAAAAGACAGGAATGCCAGCCATGCGGGTCTGGCAAAAACGACCCCAAGGCCAGACACGTTTTTCTGGCTGCCGCTTTCACGCGAAAGGATAAAAAACAGCACGAGACCATGTGCAGTTCTAAGGCCACCAAGTGCTAGCGACTGGACGGCTCGGATAGGCTTAAACAGCCGTAAGGCAGTCTATTTTTTATGTGCCAGGCAGATTTCGCTGAATTTTTGGAACAGAATGGTGGTGTCCGGTCCGTCAAAAGGATCGGGCAGGTCGCCACGCATCCGTTCAGGGTGCCACTGGACAGCATAAATGGGCTCGGATTCGTGTTCAATGGCCTCGATCACGCCGTCGTGAGAGCGGGCAGTGACCTTTAATCCGTCGGCCAGTTGGTCGATGCGGTTATTATGGCGGCTGTTGGTAATGAATGTTTCGCCGAATAGCTCGCAGATCAGAGAACCGGGCTGTGCAACAATCTCATGCTTACGCATCAGATGTTCTACCCCGTCGGTCAGTTTGAACTTTTTGGCCAGGGTACCGCCTAAAAAGACGTTAATATTCTGCTGCCCGCGGCAGATGCCCAATACCGGTTTGCCGGCCTTTTGAAAAGCGTAGAACAGCTGTGCGTCCTGCGGGTCGCGCTTTTGTTTCTCAATGACTTTCGCCTGCGCGGCATACTCGGGAGAGGGCATATACATGGCGCTGCCGGTAAGAACCAATCCATCACACAAACGGGCGTATTCTTCCGCCAGCTCGATATCAGTTGCCATGACCGGAACACCGCCGCCAGCGCTAACGCCCAGGAAATACTTTTTATTTACCATCCAGCCGTCGTTAAAAAACATGGGTTCT